TTGCCTTTATTCCCTGCAACTCCAAAGAAGCTCACTCTACCTAGTGGGCTTTTCTTGATCGTCATCTGAATCATTGACAATCTTTTTAATAAATTCCTCAATAGTCAACCCTTCATCCTCAGACCGAGACTTTAACATCGCCACAATTTGTTCGTAGTTTGCTTCTATTCGAGCCTGCAATACGTTACCCGCCAAGGTTGTGCGTGCTATACCCTTGAGTGCTGCCCATTCCCTTAGTCGCTTATTGTGCCACGCCGGGATCTTAATCGTAATTCTATATCTTTTGTCCACTGTTGTTTTTTTATGTCGTTTAGCATATAATCAGCATAACATTAACACAAATACTAAAAGGGACTGACCGGATATCAGCCGATCAGCCCCACCCCAACCCATTCTTTAACCCATAAGTTGAGGCTTAAGACAATGTTTGCACAAAACGACCGTATTAACCCAGTTCATTTACTTCAATCCAGATTAGGTTGGACTATCGAGAAAATCGCAGAAGAAATGGATTATTCTGTAAGCGCAGTGAGCAAGTGGAGTTCAGGCGATCGCAACCCGTCACCGAGAGCCATGAAAGAAGCTCAAAAAGTATTAGCCAACTATCAATAACAAATTGAAAAGCTCAAAAAACAAACCCTCTCCAGTGCCTTGCTGTGGAGGGTTTTTTAGTGACTATCAATCTTATTCACAAGTGCAGGCACAAGTGAATTGTCACCCCTTAGAGGTGGGTTTATTGTTGTTATTAGTTAAGCGTTTCATTTCGCTTAACAAACAGAAACCAAACGATTTGTAATCATTTATGCGGAGCGCAAGTATTGAGGAAATTACCCACTTTACCCGTGAGCAGGTAGCCGAGAGTTTAGGAGTTTCGGTTAATTATCTCCGAACCCTATGTCAAGACCTCCGAGGCGTTTTAAGCCCAGAGGAATTTGATTTTCAACCCAATGACGGCATGATTTCGGCTGATGCTGCAAGCAAGTTAATCGAGTACAAAAACAGGGCAAGAACTCGAACCCGTGAACGGATTTTAAACGACATTAAATTAAGAGGACTATGACAACACAAACTCAACAAAACTACGACCTTGACGCGATCGCCTCTGCGGTTGGAGTCAAACCAGAAAGAGCTAGATTAATCATTTCCTCTCTGGTAGAAAATTTCCATTTTGACGCAACAAATGTTCCTCAGAATGGGATGGTAGCGATTCTTTCCTCAATCATCGCGATACAACAAACTCACTCGTTATCTGTCTCCCAAGCTGTTGAAAAGTACGTTAAAGACCTGCAATCACAGCAAAAGAAAACGGGCGGAAAAGCCGAACACGCGGCTGGATCAATGGCTGAAACAATCGACAAAATGGCTGACAATCTAGCCGAACAAATAGCCCCCAAGGTTGTTGAACTGGCTGCGGAAAAACTACAGGATAAAGTCTTAGAACATTTTGCCCAAGGCTTTGAATTTGCAAAAGTAACAACCTGTTTCAATCAGGTGGGAATGATTATTGATGCCGAGATTCGAGAGGTCGAAAGAGCAGATCGATTTCAACTTACCGGAAGTGAAAACGTACTCGGTTACTTTGCATTGCCGGAGGGCAAATAAACCAATTAAAAAACAATATCCCGAAGTAGTTTTTCTTATGCACGGAGGGATTTGTTAGTTCAATAATCAGGGTTTAATCATGGTGTCATCTATCGTAAAAACAGCAAACAACATCAAGAAATCAATGATAAATACAATCATACTCTTGATAATTGGAACAGGTATTGGTGGCGGGTTAGCCCTCTGGATGATTCAAGCAAATGCTAACGGGATTTGCAGTCTACTCTCTGCAAGAAACCAGTTTATTAATCTCATTGAAAAGGACTCAAAATGATGGATACAATTCTTCTCCCGTTGGTTCACGATAACCTGTCATGTGGCACGGTGATTCCGGTAAAAAACATGGCACAACTTGGCACAAGCCTTGTCATGTGCTTGGTCACGAATGTGACAGGTCAAGCTATGGCATTTGAATTACCCCAAGGGTATACCTACCAAGATGCGTATTTGCAAACAGAAACCATGCCACAAAGTCCATGCCAAAATCGGAGAACTGTAACCCAAGAATACGAGTACACATTACCCCAAGAAACTCAAGAATATGAGCCACATCAGTATCAACAGAATCCAGAGATTGCAGAACGCGGATACGGTGATTCAGGATTACCAAGTTACAGGTTCAACATCGGAAGTCAAAACACCATTGTCATTGACTTATTCTGAGCTTGAAGAAATGCGTAACAGAATATTATCTCAAGATAAGTGTTCTGATGTTGACTTAGAAAAATTGGTGTTAATCAATGAAAAATTAGGAGATAAACCCGTGAATTTTGACAAATTAAAAGGTTGGCAATGGTTAGGTTTAGGTATTGTGAGTGGTTTGTTGTTACATGGTTTTTTAACAAGACCACAAACGCAACCCAACACATTTTCTGTCCCTGCTAACAGTGGAGCACCAGTAATCTACAACATTGACAATAATTAGCAATGTACCAAATCAAACAATTAGAACGTTTAACGCTTTACATGGTTTTAGGACTTATCCTAATAATCCCATCTGTTCTTTACACAGTTTTCAGTCGACCAACTTTCAATTCTAATCCGATTATCTTAAACCTCAAAAATTAAAAGGAAAAAAAGCAATGTCTAAAAAGATTGAGATTAACTACTACGAAGCGCCTGGTCAAAACTACCAGCAACAACCTTCTAATAATTATCAACAGCAACCCAATCAAAATCAAAACCCGTTAGCGGGGATATCTTCAAATGTAATGCTTGTACCTCTCGGTTTTATAGCCCTGTTGTTTTTATCCCCTATTATTTTGGGAGGTACAAGACAGATTAATTATGCGCCACCAAGTAGTCCCATAATTATCAATAACCGATAGATGGATAGCATTTATACGAAAAAGGAAATGATGTTTTGGATAGTAGTTTGGTTCTTAACTTATTTCCTTTGCTTACAAAGAGGGGGAGCAGATATTACCGATAATCGCACTCCAGACAATACCGGAGCCTTTTGTCGAGCTTATATAGAGGGGGATTTGTGATAACGATAAACCATAGATTTATTATCCAATGGATGATTTTTGGAATTTTTATTTACCTAACAATTCCCCCGTTAGTCGCAATCCATAACAACATTGTTTGTAACCGATATTATGAACAATTCAAAACGAACAGATAAACAACAAAGGAAAATATGGAAAAAAACAAACAGAATTTAATTTGGGGTGGTATTGCGTTAGCTGCCTTGGCTTTTTTCCTCTATTCAGGAAAACTAAGTTTACCAAACCAACGCCAAACACAATCACCACAAAATCAAACACCGGGTTCGATAATTTTAGACTGGTAAATCCATGTTGAAAGATTTTAAGTGTGCAGCTACCTATCTGGGAATAATGTGGGCTTTAGAGATGTTTTTCCCCGGATTTGATTATTTTGGAATCAGACCAGGAGTGGAAGGTATAGGAATGTTGGGAATTATAACCTCGCCATTCCTACACGGAGATCCCCAACACTTGATAGGGAACACAGTCGGATATTTGCCATTGGCAACTTTGACAATTTTCAAAGCCCCTGGAAAATTTAATTACAACTTTTGGCTGATTTCAATAATTGAAGGCTTTGGTGTTTGGTTCTTTGGTCAACCTGGTTCAAATCATATAGGAGCAAGCGGGGTGATATATGGATTTTTTGGATTTTGCCTTTTGTCAGCTATATTCCGGTTGGATTTCCCTAATTTGGTATGTGCAACAATCACTTGGGTAATATTTCAAGGTTTAATCGGCGGAATGCTGCCATCGGTTGCGCAAGGGATTAGTTGGGAAGGTCATCTGGCAGGGTTTATTGGTGGTGCGATAGCGGGGTATTTAGATGCAAACAGTCAGAAATTGGAGACAAACTAAATGTATTTACAACAATCTGAAACCCAGACCTCCCCCCAGATAACAGGGTTTCACGTTTTCAATTGGTCAATGGCTCTGTTGAGTTTATTGTTAGTTGGCTTGATAACTTCTGAAGTTGTCAGATTAACAAATAAACCAACAGAGGAATTTCAGAAGTTTGTAGCTGTAGCCAATCTTTCAGGGTATGAAAAATGCCTAAAAGCTAAAGGTGGTGAAGGTTGTAAAAAACAATTACTTAATGAGTGGAGTAAAATCAATGGCAACTAAACTAGACGGGTTACGCAGTCGATTTTCAACCGGAAACATTATCAAAGAAGCTGGCACGGGTGCTAATTTCTCTAAAGTGATGACCCCTACCGGAAAAGGTGATATCACCCCCTATACCCGTGAACGCAGCTATGCAGGAACCGATGATTTTGACCAACAATTCAACATTCCCGACCGAGTCAACCCCTCCGAGAATGAGGCTAAGGGAGCTAAGATTATCGCCGAGAATGCGATTAAAGCAGCATCCAATAAAAAGATAATTGTTGAAGCTCAATTGAAGGTTGATAAAGCACGGACTGAATGGTACGAAGCTGACCAACAATATGTTAAAGGTGTGGCTGAAGGTTCTCTAAAACGCTTTACTGAAAAGTTGAATACTCAGAAACAACTTGACACTCAAGCTGTATATTTAATGCAAGCTGTTGGTAACTATGCTAACGAAAATGCGGGGGCTGTTGCGATGATGAAGCAGTTGGACAAAATTGAAAACTCAATGAAACTGTAAATTTATTTGGGGGTGAAACATCCCCCAATCAGAACATGAAACTATGGAAAGTCAAAAAGTTTTCAATCTTTGGAACAGGTTTATCTTGTTCCTTTTTACTGTCACATTTCGCACTAACTTATCCAGAGGTTAGAGTATTATCAATTTGTCTTTATCTGGGTTCAATTGTTGGTGGCGTGGCAGTTTATTTGTTATCAGAGAATCAACAATCAACCGATTCTGATGAGTTGATATTCGGTGCAATATCTTTATTGATTGGCATATTTTACGCTTTAGGAATAGGACAATCTTGGATAGTCTTAAGATTATTATTGTGGATTTTATTATTAACAATAACGGTTTCATGTTGGATATTTTTCTCTTTACCTCAAGGAAACAATGAATAACACCCCTGAACATTTAAAAAATCCTCACCTGTCAACATGGTCAATAGGTCTAACTATTGCTGGCTGTAGTCTGGCAATTCTCTCACCTTTGGCAATCAACAAAAACCCACAATTAGGGATAGTTGGAACATCCGCGGGTGCGGTGTTATCTGTTGCGGGCTGGGTGATGGGGTGTCAGGCAGAAAAATCATCTAAGTTGCAAGCCAAATTAGAGGAACAAACCGAGGCTATATTCCTGCGGCGGTTGGGGATGGAATATGAGTTAGAAAAGTTTAGGGATATTAAATATTTAGACGAAAGCCAACAGGCGATCGCGCCAATCAAAAACCATAATCAAATATTGCCACCATCACCACCATCGCCACAAAACCAACCAGAAGATAATGAAAGGAATCTTCGCCGGAATCAATTAATGGTTTTAGACCGAGAGATTTCTACAGAATATAATCAAGATAATTATAATATTCCTTCAGATGGATTGTCGTTTATTCCCTGTGAAATTCCCTCTGATAATACCTTAAACTTCTATAACTGGGATAAGTTAGCTGACGAGTCTTCGGGAATATTAATCGGGGGAAATTCTGGGAGCGCAAAAACATCTCTAGGCGCTGGTTTCGTGATTGGCAAATTGACTCAACATAGACCCGCCGAAGTGATTGTTTTAGATATTCATGCCTCTAAAAATCCTATTTGGGAACAGATGGGATTTCCCAGGATTGAATCAGATGTTGAAACAATTTATCAGATTTTGTGCTGGTTGATTGAAGAAGTTGAAAACCGGAAAGAAAAAGACGGGCATTCTATAATAATTTGTTTAGATGAGATTAACGACACGATGTCCGAGTTATCCCAATTAGATATTATTAAACCATTACAAAGCAAGGAAAAAAGAGTTAAGACCTTTACCTATGCGATTCGGAAACTTTCTAACGCCAGGAAATTTGATATTTGTTTAATCGGTTTTATGCAATCTCATAATACTGAAGCCATAGGGATTGATGGTAAGTTTAGAAATAATTTCCTTTTAATCCTCTGTGGCGCTAGTGCTAGGAATGAAATTCAAAATCTATGGAAGCACGACACCCCTGAATTTCAATATATCCAAAATGCTCCCTATCCTGTTGTTGTTTGTGGATCAAATCAACATCAAATCGCCGAACATCCAACCCACAAACATCATATTGAGTATAGAAAAAAAGGCAATGCCCCCGAAGGTTTATTGAATCCTAATTTTTTAAACAAACCCATAGACGTTAAGACGGTTTCACTCCCTAAGATTGAAAAAGATGTTCCTAGTGTACTGCAATCAATAAACCCATTAGATTGCAACACATGGCAATCTATTGATTATCCCAGTGGTTTGCAATGGCTACCACAACACGAAGCAGGGGTATACTGTGTATTTGTTGACGGCTATCAAAATCCCCTCTATATAGGTCAATCTAAAGACCTTTGGAGACGTTGGAATAATCGAGGTGATTGGGAACATCATGTCAAAAAACATCTTGAATCAATCGGTGATTTATCGGCAAAAATAGCTTTTTACATCACAAAAAATTGGGATGAACAAAAGCGATTAAGCCTTGAATCTGAATTACAAGCCAAATACAAACCTTCGTGGAATGGTACAGCCAATAAAGTATTGCCGGATAAAACACTTTCAGAATCGGCTCAAGCTGTATTGGAATTTATCAAAGAGATTTTTACGGGTACACCAATACCCGCTCGTGACTGTTATCGTAAATCATCACTCAGAACTCAGTTTGGTTTAAGCGCTGAAAATACTGAGTTAATATTTGATGAACTCCAGAATTTCGGATTTGGGGAAAAACTTATTAAAGAGATCAATGGATTTAGAAGTGTTAATTTTTTACTGAAAAAGGAGGATAATGATTTAGATGCTGTTAATGGTGGTAATCCGAGTTGGTAATTTTGGATTGTAAATATTAGCAAACAACACAAACACAAATATATGAACACAGAAGATTCCAATATTAACTACGTCTATCTGTTACACGCTGAGGGTAGTGATCGATTCAAGATTGGACACTCCAACAATCCAGAGGGTAGATGTCAAAAAATTCGTCAACAATCCCCGTTCCCTATTTCGTTGGTATGTTCTTACATAGTGATCAATGCTCATGAATGTGAGCAGAAACTACACAAAATGTTTTCCCATAGACGAATACATGGAGAATGGTTTGTATTTGAATCTAGGGATCACGCACGCGGCTTGATTGATGAGTTTTTCTCAGTTGGATTGCACGCAAGGCTACAAAACAAGGAAGTAAAAAAATCTCGGAAGGTAGATTTGAAATTGGCGCAAGATGTTTGTTCACTCATTAAAAAATCCGAGCTTCCAGTTATTACTCTTTACGAATGTTTTTTACACCCGTCACTTATTGCATACAATCTAACACTGAGAATGGTTGAAGATGTTTTTGATTACCTTCAAGAGCTTGAGATTGGGAAAAAATATATAGAAGACGACAACGCCCAAACCATTACTTTTTATTTAAGAAAAACCCCATGAATTATCCCGAAGTTGTTGAATCAGTCTACAGTCAAATCCTGTCCATCCCAGAACCCAATCCCATCCCCAAAAACAAAGACTGGATTCTAATGGTCTTGTATCACAGAACGGTAAACCCTTATGCTAAATACCCATCCGATTAACTCAGGAATGAAGAAAACTACCTATAACGAACAGGAGTCTTAATGGCAAAAGCAAAATTAAAATCAGAATATCCAGAGATCGCGGAATTAGTTGTTGAGACAGCAAAAAAGCGCGGGGGGAATCAACAATTAACTGATATTAACTGGGTAACAAAAACCCTGTTCAAATATCAGAATGGTGTGACTCCTTTGACTGATACAGACTCGGATTGTGTTAGGATTGGAGAGGGACTAAGACCTCGTTACGAGTGGCAAGTAACGCGAGATCATATAGCTTTTGCAAATGCCAATAGTGCTAAGAAAGGATGGAAATGAAATACAAAGGAATTGATTTTGAATCAGAAATATGTGCTAGATGGGCTATATTTTTTGATTTGCTTAACTGGGAATGGCTGTATCAACCCCGTACATTTGAGGGTTGGCTTCCAGATTTTGTTTTAATAGGGAATGGTGTAAAAGTTTTTGTTGCTGTAGTATCGAGAGATTTTTTTATCTCTGAAGCCACAAAAACAATAGATAGGGTAAGTTTTTCTACAAATGAACGTATAGAGTTCTTAATACTTGGATCACAACCTTTTCTCAACAAGGACGTAATTAATTTAGGATTATTGAAGGATGGGTACGATGACTCTTGTAGTAGTTGGGTTCCTACATCTCTTGGCAAATGGTTTGGGTCTGAGGGTGCGTGCAAAAATGAAAAGAATTTATATGGATTCTGTCATTCAGAAAATTATTTTAGTGACAGGATAACGGGTTGCTACGATGGCGGGACTATACAGGGGGATTTGTGGTATTTTCCCAGTGAAGAATACCACTTAAACAATTTAATAACCCTTTGGTCTGAGACGGGGAAAGTTATGAGTCAAATCAAGACAGGATGGAGATGACAACCAAGGAACAACTAGAATATATCTGGTTAGTTGATAGTTTGGTATTTTCCGAGACAGGAAAACATCTTGATAGCTTGACTAGAAAGATTATCGAGGGAATATTAAACGATAATACTTATCCTGAGATTGCCAAAAATCTAAATTATGGGTCTGCTTATATTGGCGATAAAATCAGAATAATATTTAAAATTCTAAGCAGAAGACTTGGTGAAAAAATTGATAAATACAACTTCTGTTGGGCAATTGAAAGAATTTTAATATCTGACTATAGCCCATCTGTTATCAACTATTTACAAACAACAACGGATAATGACCAAAACATTTATCGGAATTGACCCCGGAGCGACGGGGGCAGTGTGTAGGATTTCTAATGGTGAGGTTAAATTTCTCGACTGTCCAGTGATTAAGATTAGTGGAAAAACTCGCCCAAATGCGACGTTAATGTCGGCTGGGTTGAAGGAAATGATCACCCTCAATACTCACCTAATTATTGAGAATGTTCATGCAATGCCCAAGCAAGGGGTATCTTCTACTTTTAACTTTGGGATGGGTTTTGGGATTTGGATTGGGATTATTGCAGCGCTAGGAATCCCGATGGAGTTCACCACGCCCCAAGCCTGGAAAAAATCTTATGGGTTAGGGAGCGACAAAGAACCTGCGAGGGCGAAGGCTTTAGAGCTGTTTCCGTGTCAAGCTAACAACTTGAAACTAAAGAAACATCACGGCAGGGCAGAGGCGTTATTATTGGCAGAATATTTAAGGCGGAGATATTGAGGGTTTGATTTTTACTATAATAGGAGTTAGCGCAGAGGACTAAATCAATAATTATGAAATTATCGGCATACATAGTAGCCCCACCTTATCCCCCTATTCCCGTGGTGGTAATGACAAATAAAACAAGCCACTGTTTGAAAATTAGAAAGGGCGAGATAGGATCTCAGTGTCTTGATGGAGAGTCCATTCACCTAATGGAAAATCGAGTTGCTCTCGAAAATCTTTTAACAGGAAAAACGATTACTTTATAGGTTAAGTTTCAACAAATAAAAAGCACCTTTAATTAATTTAGAGGTGCTTTTTAGTGCGTCAATCCATGCGTACTATTTAATTATAGTTACCATTTAGAAGTCTGACAAACAGTTCCCCAACCCTCAAAAATTTCCTCAAATCTTTGAGGTTGCAATCCAAAATAAAATAGAGTTTGGGAGAATCGGTTTTGGTTTTGTTTCTTCCCTTCCACTGCCCGTTTTGGGGAATAAAATGTTAACCGAGTTGACGGTAAGCAGAAGCGATCGCACCGATTCAAAGCCTTTTTGTACCAAACTGTACTGTTGTCGGTATTGGTTAACAAGAATGCTTCCGCTTCAGTCTCGTTCAATGTTGCAATCAATTTATCAACAACCTTCTCAATAAATCCCGCGCTGTAGGGAGGGTTCAACCAGAGTGTTTTAGCCTGTCTCCAGTTCTGTTTGAATCCATCATCTTGAATTGTAAATATCTTTTGAGCTTTAATAATTTGATTAGCTTGTTCACAGCTAAAAGGATCTAACTCAGGATGCCCATAAAACTTGTGGACTAAACCGATTAAATCTGATGGGGTATAATTTTCGTTTGAATCAATTAATGACGGTTGTGTTTCAAACAGACAAAGTTGTTGTATAATCATTGTTGTTTACTCCTAGTGCGTGTGGTTGTTTAAAAGTATCTGAGATGCTCTACAAACTCAGGTACTTTTTTTTATAATAAAATATTTTGTGTTAAAATAGTATTAACTTAAAATTATTAATTATGGAATCAGAAAATAAGAAAAAGAAATATGGATTTGCTGCTATGAGTCCAGAAAAACGTCGAGAGATTTCTAGTAAAGGCGGGAAGGCATCTCGTGACAACGGAACGCTGTATAAGTTCACTTCTGAAGATTGCAGCGAAGGCGGAACAAAAACATCTCAGAACAAAGACCATATAACTGAAATAGGTCAGAAAGGAGGGAAGGCATCTCGTGACAACGGGACGCTATATAAGTTCACTTCTGAAGATTGCAGGAAAGCGTGGAAAAGAAATTAGGGGAGTGTGATCAATTTTGTTAACTCCGATTATAGAATGGCGACAAATAGACGGAAGGATGGAACGGAACTAAATCAATTCCAGGTTTAAAAATATAAGGTATATTGCTTATACCCGTACCTTCAGGAACTATCAAGCTATTGCCATTTAATAGCCCAATCATTTTAGAATTAATATCTAATTCGGTGTTTAAGTGGAGTTTGGTTTTTTCAAATAAACTACCATTGTTTTTAATTTTAATACTCCATAATCCAGTGGGGTATAAAGCTAAAATACTGCCATTTCCCAATAATGAAACACCCTTACAAGCTGCATCTGATGGGTCAATACTATTTGAATTAACTAAACTATTTGAAGCGTAATCATAAACTAAACATTTATTATTATATCCAGGTTCAGGAAACAAAATCAATAATTCATCAACAGTCATCACAGCATGAATATATCGTTTATAATTTGTTAATTCAGAAATTTCAGTTAAAACTAAATTACCTAAATCTAATAACGCAAACGCTTTAGTTCCTGCAATCAAAAATATTTTACCATTCGGCAGCAAATAAGCACCGTTATAAGCTGGTGTAGAACCCCCTGAGAATACGGTTGTAATCTTTTGAACACTATCATCTAAAGGGTTATAAATTGCTGCATATTCGGCGTGATAAGGGGGAAAAAACACCCTACCATCAGGTAGTAACGTCCCCCCTAAATATCTATTGGTTGTGACCGTTATTATTTCTTCTTCCCATGTTGAGGTGATGTTAAATGTGTTTGCTTGACTATTATAAATTAAAGGTTTT